CTTCCGGTTCTGTAAAGCAAGATTCACGCTGACGGAAACCGGGAAGATCAAAGTGAACGGGAACAGGGATGGTGTGAAACGGGCAAGGCGAAAGCTGAAGCTGTTCCACCGGGAATTTCTTGAAGGGAAGCGGTTATTATCAGAAGTTGAACAGTTTATGGAATGCCAAACCGCCTATTACCGGAACTTCAATGACCACGGAAGATTGTTGCGGTTAAGGCGGCTATATCATGCTATCTTTTTCGGAGGTGCAAAATGTATAGGATCATCAAAGACGGGGCCAACATTGGCTTGACCGAAAATCTGAACTACATTAAACAGGCCGAAAATGGTTGCTATGTCCTTTGCCCGGAGCATGATGCTTCGGGCATTGTTTTTGCCGGGACTGTGTACCATTTGCTTGGCCGAGATACTTTGGATGGGGCGGAAACCGTCAGTTTGGAAGAAACTGATGCGGGAACAGAAATCACCAAATCCAATGAAGCTGGCGGGATCGTGTTTGTGACAATGGCGGAAGCCGGGAACATTGATCCTGAAACAGCGGCGGAACACGCAGATTTGTTTGCTGAATGGGCTTACCCTGTGGCCTACAAAACCGGCCAAATCCGCCGTTATAAAGGAACCCTTTACAAGTGTGTTCAGAACCATACTTCCCAAGCTGATTGGACACCTGACACCGCTTCCAGCCTGTGGAGCAAAACCAGTGATCCCGCTGAAGAATGGCCTGAATGGTCGCAACCCGTAGGGGCGCATGATGCTTACCCAAAGGGGGCAAAAGTAAGCCACAATTCCAAGCATTGGATTTCTACGACGGAAAACAATGTTTGGGAACCCGGTGTATATGGATGGGAGGAAGTAACCAATGCAGTATGAAAACTACCTTGCACGAAAAAGGGCAAGGTTTGAAGGTATTTGCGGCCATGTGAATATTCCCTATGGAACCGCCCTGACTGTTCAGGACGGTTTTATTATGTGGAAAGGTCAACAGGTTTGTGGGATCACCAGCCAAAACGCCTATGATTACTTCACCCAAAACGATGATGGCCGGGGAAAGGAACGGGGCGAATTGGTTTCTTCCATTCTTCTGTTGCTGGAACGGCGGGATAACGGGTATCAGAGCCGGTGGAATAAGGTTTGGGCGGATGCCCGTTGCCAACAGTACAAGCGCCCGGATCACGATGATCATTGGATTTGGAACTTTGAGTTCTATAATGCCCCGGTGGAGGATTTGAAGCACATTTTCAATCTGATCAGAAAGGGGTGAACGGGGAATGACGGTTTACCAATGGTTGTGCTTGCTTGGCATTCCGGCTTTGATTGCGGCGGCTTTCAAATACCTGTATAGCCAAATCAAACACAATTCTGAAGATTCCAAAGCCCTGAAAGCTGGAATTCAGGCACTTTTGAGGGCGCAAATGATCAGTGATTTCAATAAATATTCCGAAAAGGGCTATGCTCCGATTTACGCACGGGATAATTTTGAAAACTGCTGGAAGCAATATCATTCATTGGGGGTGAATGGGGTAATGGATGATCTTCACATGAAGTTCTTGGAACTTCCCACTGATGCCCCGGAAGCATGAGCCGGGTAAAGAAAAAGCCGAAAAAAGAGTTTTCCAAACTGATCTTGATTTGTGCGGGGGCCGTTACTGTGTTGGTAACGGCCTTCACTTTTATTATGGTTTGGAGAACCAACGATCTTTCCCCATTGGCCTATTTGATTCCCGCTGTCTTTACTGAATTGGGGGTTGGAACCGGGTTTTACTATTCCAAAGCCAAGGCAGAAAACCGGATCAAATTGCGGAAGATGTACGGCCCGGAAATCTACAACGATACAAAGGAGATGTGAACCATGCTGGAAGCTATTATGAACAACCTGATCAATATTGGGTGGGCAATGCTGATCTTCTTGGCGGCGTACCTGTCCAATGTGGCCTTTTCACTGTACTACAACATCAAAATCTTGCTTCAGCCTTTTGACCGGGAAAAAGCAATCAATTCCGCCCTGAAGGTTGCGGCCTTCGTGGTGGGGCTGACTTTGCTTTGTGTGAGCATTACCACCCTTCCCCTGTACGCCAATCAGGTTGGTTGGGCAATCCCGGAAGAATATGCTGATATGTTTGCTGATCTGGTCATTATTGGGGCGGTTCTGATTGTGTCCTGTAAGTACATTGTGGAAGCATTCACTAAATTCAAAGCTATTTTGGAGGTGACACCTAAAAATGAAATTGGTGCAAAGTATCCTGACGAAAAATGATTGCTATAAGAGCGGCAGGAAGATCACGGTGAAAGGGCTGATGCTCCATTCTGTGGGCTGTTCCCAACCTAACGCTTCCGTATTCGTGAAGAATTGGAATCGTTCTGGACTTGAAGCCTGTGTGCATGGGTTTATTGACGGGAACACCGGCACCGTGTATCAAACCCTTCCTTGGAACCACCGGGGCTGGCACGCTGGCGGAGCCGCTAACAACACCCACATTGGGGTTGAAATGTGTGAACCGGCCTGTATCAAGTACACGAGCGGGGCAAACTTCACTTGTTCCGATCTGACTACTGCAAAGGCTGTGGCAAAAAGAACCTATGAAGCGGCTGTGGAACTGTTCGCTTCCCTGTGTAAGCAATACGGCCTTGATCCCATGAAGGATGGTGTGATCATTTCCCACCGGGAAGGTTGCGCCCGTGGCCTTGCGTCCAATCACGGTGATCCTGAACACCTGTGGAACCAGCTTGGAACGGGGTACACCATGAACGGCTTCAGGAAGGCCGTACAAGCCGCCATGAAGGGCGGGGGTGTAACTACT